AATGTTGCCTTATGACACCTAACATTTCAATTACTCTGAATACACCACATGTCACAATCGAACGTTATAGCGAACTGACTGGCCTTTCTATTGATACGATTAACGACATGTTGGCTGATGGCCGACTACCTCGTCATCGTCTTCGTAAAGACAAAAAACGTGAAAAGGTAATGATTAACCTGGCTGCTCTGACTGTTGATGCTTTGTCTGCTTAATAGACGTCTATTTTCGCAATAAGACGCTGAGTTCGATTTTGCGATAAGTTCGGAGTTGAAAACCATGTTTGATTACCAAGTTTCCAAACATCCACATTTTGATGAAGCCTGTCGTGCATTCGCACTGCGCCACAATCTGGTGCAACTGGCAGAACGTGCGGGCATGAATGTGCAGATTCTGCGGAACAAGCTGAACCCAGCTCAACCTCATTTATTAACCGCACCAGAAATCTGGCTGCTTACCGATCTGACTGAAGATTCAACGTTGGTAGATGGTTTTCTGGCACAGATTCACTGCCTGCCATGCGTACCAATTAATGAGGTGGCAAAAGAGAAACTGCCACATTACGTCATGAGTGCAACCGCAGAGATCGGGCGTGTTGCTGCAGGTGCGGTATCGGCTTTGTTGCGCCCACGGTTGAATAGCGCACCGGACCAGAACGGATAAGCACTGTGTGTCAGGCTGGATGGCGTGGAAAAATAGGTTTGTCGCCATTTCTTGTGAATAGCCATACCGGAAGCCACTTTGCGCAGCTCCTGGAATTTCGGTATCCAGAAATATTCATCCAGATACAGGTTGCCGTGATAACTCTGGGCAGTGCGGGCATTGGTGCCGAGGAAGTAAAGCGTGGCCCCGTTAGGAAGCACCATCGGATCGCCTTTCAACTCCACCTCCACTTCTTTGGCGAAGTCGATGATGTACTGCTTAAAGACGTGGGCCTGTGCCTTGCTGGCGGAAAGGAAAATCTGGTTACGTCCGGTCAGCAGGGCGTCAATCAGGGCTTCACGGGCAAAGTAAAAGGTCGCGCCGATCTGGCGTGACTTCAGCAGGTTGCGGATGCGGTTGGTTTTTCCGGCTTCCCACCAGTGGCGCTGGTAGTTGAACATGGAGGAATGGAAGATTTCTTCCAGCTTCTCAATCTGCTCATCGGTGAAAACATTCTTTTCCGGCTGACGGCGTGGGCCTTTGTTGCGGTTGGCGACGTTAGGGTTTAAGTCGGATTCGTTGCCGCCATTGTTAAACTTGCCGATCCGCGCGTGGCGCTCAGACTGGCGCGCCAGCAGGTCAATCTCTTTGAAATCTTTCCCTTCTTTGTGCTCCTTCATGATGAGCTGGCAGTAGCGTGCGGCGGTGGTGAGCTGCATCTGATCCAGCGGCCCATAGTCACCCCACTTGTCGCGTTTTTTCCAGCTGTGAACGGTTGCAACTTTCTCGCCCAGCATTTCAGCAATGCGGGCTACGCGGTATCCCTGAAAGTACAGCAGCATGGCCTGCCGACGGGGATCGAGATCTGCGGGTGTCAGTGTGGTGTTCATGGCACAAACCTACAGCCTTGAATGAAGGCTTTCCCCGCCTGCGGTTTGTGTGGTTGTCGGTACAAATACCGCGCATTGTTTCACTGCCCCCATCACCGCAACCATAAGGCTCCAGTAAGTTTTTTCTAACGGAGCACGGCTCATGACAGTGAAAGCAAAGCGTTTTCGCATCGGGGTGGAAGGTGCCACCACCGACGGACGCGAAATCCAGCGAGAATGGCTGGAACAGATGGCAGCCAGCTACAACCCGGCGGTGTATACCGCGCTGATTAACCTTGAGCACATCAAGTCTTATCTGCCGGACAGCACCTTTAACCGCTACGGCAAGGTGACGGCGCTGTTTGCTGAAGAAATCACGGAAGGTCCGCTGGCAGGCAAGATGGCGCTGTATGCCGACGTTGAGCCAACGGAGTCCCTGGTGGAACTGGTGAAAAAAGGCCAGAAATTATTCACCTCTATGGAAGTCAGCCCGAAGTTCGCTGATACGGGCAAAGCCTACCTGGTCGGCCTGGCTGCCACTGATGACCCTGCCAGTCTGGGCACTGAAATGCTGACATTCAGCGCCAGTGCAGCCCATAACCCACTGGCAAACCGCAAGCAGAATCCCGCCAATCTCTTTACCGCCGCAGAGGAAACAGTGATCGAACTGGAAGAAATCCAGGAGGACAAGCCGTCCCTGTTTGCCCGTGTCACGGCGCTGTTTACCAAAAAAGAGCAGTCCGACGATGCCCGGTTCTCTGATGTGCATAAGGCCGTGGAGCTGGTCGCCACTGAGCAGCAAAACCTGAGTGCGCGCACCGAAAAATCCCTGTCTGAACAGGAAGAACGCCTGTCTGAGCTGGAGACAGCCCTGCAGGCACAGCTGACCGCCTTTAACGAACTGGTGGACAAGCTGAGCCATGAAGACAGCCGCCAGGACTACCGCCAGCGTGCAACAGGCGGTAACGCCCCCGCTGACACTCTGACCAATTGCTGATGGAGCACAAAACCTGATGAAGAAGAATACCCGCTTTGCTTTTAACGCTTACCTGCAGCAGCTGGCGCGTCTGAACGGTGTGGCAGTTGAAGAACTGTCCAGCAAGTTCACCGTGGAGCCGTCTGTACAGCAGACGCTGGAAGACCAGATCCAGCAGTCCGCCGCATTCCTGACGCTGATTAACGTCACGCCAGTGACTGAGCAGTCTGGTCAGTTGCTGGGGCTGGGTGTTGGCAGCACCATTGCCGGAACCACTGACACCACCGCGAAAGAGCGTGAGCCTGTCGATCCGACGCTGATGGTCGATGTGGAATACAAATGCGAGCAGACCAACTTTGACACGGTGCTGACCTACGCGAAGCTGGACCTGTGGGCGAAGTTTCAGGATTTCCAGGTGCGTATCCGTAACGCCATCGTGAAACGTCAGGCACTGGACCGCATCATGATCGGCTTTAACGGCGTGAAGCGTGCGAAAACCTCCAACCGTAGCGAAAACCCGCTGCTGCAGGATGTGAACAAAGGCTGGCTGCAGAAAATCCGTGAGGATGCACCGGATCACGTCATGGGCAGCACCACCACGGGCGGTGAAACCACACCGGGCGCAGTGAAAGTCGGGAATCCGGCGTCTGCCCTTAATCATCTCAACCATGCGTTACAGCTCGATCCCCGCTGTGGCGTGAAAAAAGACAAACAGCAGCTGGAGCGCAGACTGCGCAATGACAGCCGCTGACAGAACGTGCCCCCGCGCACGGGCGGCACGGGGTGGCGAAAGGCACTGCCACATCAAAACCCCGTCCACCGCCCTTTATTTCAGGAGAAAGCAGCATGAAGTTTGTTGCGCCAGAACAGGCACCGGAACAGGCGGAAATCATCAGAAATACGCCGTTCTGGCCTGATGTGGACCTGTCGGAGTTTCGCAGTGTCATGCGCACTGACGGCACGGTGACGCAGCCGCGTTTAAAGCAGGTTGCTCTGTCGGCAATTTCGGAGGTCAACGCAGAGCTGTATGAGTTTCGCAGACGTCAGCAGATGCTGGGGTATGTGTCGCTGGCAGAAGTCCCGGCGGAACAGCTGGACGGCAAAAGTGAGCGCATTCAGCACTATTTCAACGCGGTTTATTGTTGGGCACGCGCCATGCTCAACGAACGATACCAGGACTATGACGCCACGGCATCGGGTGTGAAGCGAGGCGAGGAACTGGCAGAAGCCAGCGGTGATTTGTGGCGTGACGCCCGCTGGGCCATCAGCCGGGTACAGGATGCGCCGCACTGCACAGTGGAGCTTATCTGATGAAAGTGCGTGCGCATCAGTATGACACGGTGGACGCGCTTTGCTGGCGTCATTACGGGCGCACGCAGGGTGTCACGGAGCAGGTACTGAAGGCAAATCCGGGGCTTGCCGAATACGGCCCCTTTTTACCTCACGGGTTGCAGGTGGAGCTGCCGGACATACCGACAACCACCACCGTGCAGACCGTCCAGCTATGGGACTGAATTATGACGCTTGAGCGAATCAGCGCCTTTATCACGTATTGCATCGCCGTCGTGCTGGCCTGGCTGGGCGATTTGTCCATCAAGGATGCCTCAACGCTGGGCGGCCTGATGATTGGTGTGCTGATGCTGGCTATCAACTGGTACTACAAACACAAAGCCTACCAGCTTCTGCGTGACGGGCAGATCTCGCGGGAGGACTATGAATCCATCAATCGTTAAACGCTGCCTTGTCGGAGCCGTGCTGGCTATTGCTGCCACGCTGCCGGGTTTTCAGCAGCTTCACACCTCCGTGGAGGGGCTGAAACTGATTGCCGATTACGAAGGCTGTCGTCTGCAGCCGTATCAGTGCAGCGCGGGTGTCTGGACAGACGGCATTGGTAATACATCTGGTGTCATTCCAGGCAAAACCATTACGGAACGACAGGCAGCGGAAGGGCTGATCTCCAACGTGCTGCGTGTGGAGCGGGCGCTGGAAAGGTGTGTGAAGCAACAGCCGCCGCAGAAAGTGTATGACGCGGTGGTGTCATTTGCCTTCAACGTGGGGACAGGCAATGCCTGCAGCTCCACGCTGGTGAAATTGCTCAATCAGCGGCGCTGGGCGGATGCGTGCCGACAGTTGCCGCGCTGGGTTTATGTGAAAGGTGTTTTTAATCAGGGGCTGGATAACCGCCGTGCGCGGGAGATGGCCTGGTGCCTTACCCAGGGCGGCGGAGCTATGAGTTCTAACGGGATCGTGGTTGATGCGCATCAGCATACTGGCGTCCTGAAAGGCGGCGATACAACCGGAGGCCCGGTATGACGCTTTATAGCGGGATGAACAATATCAGCGGTAAAGCCATTACTGATATTGACCATCTGCGCCAGTCGGTGCGGGACATTTTGCTGACGCCGCAGGGTAGCCGCATTGCTCGCCGGGAATATGGTTCCCTGCTGTCGGCACTGATAGACCAGCCACAAAATCCGGCGTTACGCCTGCAGGTCATGTCGGCAGTGTATGTGGCGCTGAGTCGCTGGGAGCCACGGCTGACGCTGGATTCCATCACCATCAACAGTAATTTTGACGGTTCAATGGTGGTGGAGCTGACCGGGCGGCGTAATAGCGGTGTGCCTGTTTCCCTTTCCGTATCAACAGGAGCAGAGAATGGCAGTGATTGACCTTTCGCAGTTGCCTGCGCCGCAGATTGTGGATGTGCCGGACTTTGAGACGCTGCTTGCCGAACGCAAGGCCGAATTTGTGGCGCTTCATCCGAAAGATGAGCAGGAAGCAGTGATCCGCACGCTGGAACTGGAATCTGAACCCGTCACCAAATTGTTGCAGGAGAACGCTTACCGTGAGTTGCTTCTGCGCCAGCGCATTAACGAAGCCGCGCAGGCGGTGATGGTGGCTTATGCGATGGGCGGCGATCTGGACCAAATCGCTGCCAACTACAACGTGAAACGCCTGACGGTGACGCCTGCTGATAATGACGCTGTGCCGCCCGTTGCAGCTGTGATGGAAAGCGATGAATCGTTACGCCTGCGTGTGCCTGCAGCCTTTGAAGGGCTTTCAGTTGCGGGGCCAACTGCAGCTTATGAATTTCATGCCCGAAGCGCCGACGGTCGGGTGGCGGATGCCAGTGCAACCAGCCCGGCACCTGCAGAGGTGGTGCTGACTGTCCTTAGCCGCGAAGGCGATGGAACTGCAGAAAAAGACCTGCTGGACGTGGTGGAAAAAGCTCTGAACAGTGAGAACGTCCGCCCGGTGGCTGACCGTCTGACGGTTCGCAGCGCAGAAATCATCCCGTATCGCGTGGAAGCCACCATTTTTCTCTATCCGGGACCGGAAGCAGAGCCGGTAATGGCAGCGGCAAAAGCCAGCCTGCAGAAGTACATCGCCAGTCAGACGCGTCTTGGTCGGGATATTCGCCGTAGCGCCATCTTTGCCGCCCTGCATGTTGAGGGTGTGCAGCGTGTGGAGCTGGCTTCTCCTCTGGCGGATGTGGTCCTGAACAAAACACAGGCGGCATCATGTACGCAGTGGAGCGTAACCAACGGAGGAACGGATGAATAGTCTGCTGCCACCGGGTTCAACGCCACTGGAGCGCCGACTGGCGCAAACCTGCAGCGGGATTTCTGATCTGCAGGTGCCGCTGCGTGACTTGTGGAATCCAACGACCTGTCCGATCAGTTTCCTGCCTTATCTCGCCTGGGCGTTCTCTGTGGATTGCTGGGACGAGGGCTGGACGGAAAGCGTCAAACGACAGGTGGTGAAGGATGCTTTTTATATTCATCAGCATAAAGGAACCACCAGTGCCGTGCGGCGGGTGGTGGAGCCGTTCGGCTTCCTGATCCGCATTATTGAGTGGTGGCAGACCGGAGAAACACCGGGTACGTTTCGCCTGGACATTGGTGTGCAGGACCAGGGCATCACTGAAGATACCTATCTGGAGCTTGAGCGGCTGATAAGCGATGCCAAACCATGTAGCCGTCACATGATCGGCATGTCCATCAATCTGCAGACCAGCGGCCCGCATTGGGTGGGAGCCGCCAGCTATCTTGGTGAAGAAATCACGATCTATCCGTATATCAACGAAACAATTATTTCCGGCGGCACCGCGCATGAAGGCGGGGCGGTCCATGTTATTGACACAATGAGAGTGAATCCATGAGCACAAAATTTTATACCCTGCTGACGGATATTGGCGCGGCGAAACTTGCCAGCGCCGCCGCGCTCGGTGTGCCTTTAAAAATTACCCATATGGCGGTCGGCGATGGCGGCGGAACATTGCCAACGCCGGACGCAAAGCAGACGGCACTGGTAAATGAGAAACGCCGGGCTGCGCTGAATATGCTCTATATCGACCCGCAGAACAGCAGCCAGATTATTGCCGAACAGGTGATCCCTGAAAACGAGGGAGGTTGGTGGATACGTGAAGTGGGCCTGTTTGATGAGTCCGGGGCATTGATTGCCGTGGGCAACTGCCCGGAAAGCTATAAGCCGCAACTGGCTGAAGGCAGCGGGCGCACCCAGACCGTGCGCATGGTGCTGATTACCAGCAGCACGGAAAATATCACCCTGAAAATCGATCCTGCTGTAGTGCTGGCAACCCGCAAGTATGTGGATGACAAGGTACTGGAGCTGAAGGTGTATGTGGATGACCTGATGGCAAAACACCTTGCCGCACAGGACCCACATTCACAGTATGCACCCAAAGAAAGTCCGACGTTTACCGGAACCCCCAAAGCGCCAACGCCAGCGGCGGGGAATAATACCACGCAGGTTGCGACCACTGCGTTTGTTCAGGCGGCACTGACGGCCCTTATTAATGGTGCGCCAGCCACGCTGGACACGCTGAAAGAAATAGCCGCAGCCATTAACAATGATCCGAATTTCAGTACCACCATTAACAATGTGCTGGCACTAAAAGCACCGTTGTCGAGTCCGGCACTCACCGGAACGCCAACAGCCCCCACGGCGGCGCAGTCGGTCAACAATACACAGATTGCCACTACAGCTTTTGTGAAATCGGCAATTGCAGCAATGGTGGGGTCTGCACCTGCGGCACTGGATACACTGAACGAACTGGCGGCGGCGCTGGGGAATGACCCGAACTTTGCCACGACAATGCTTAATGCGCTGGCAGGCAAACAACCGCTGGATAATACGCTGACTAATTTGAGTGGAAAGGATATAGAAGGAATTCTTACTTATCTTGGTTTAGGGCATTTGGGAAATGCGGCAGGTAGAAATGTTGGTAATGCTAATAGTTATGAAATCCCTGACATGAGCTATTTTCAGCTAACAGGAAAAGGAAGCGATAATTTGTTGGTTAAAGGTCCGAATGGTTTAATTATACAAATAT